GTGAGGGCGGTCTGACCTCTGTACGCCAGCCCCGCCCGGTTAATTAACCTTCTTGCGGCCCACCAGTTGCAGCCGTTGTCGCGTTAGTAACACCAAGCGGCTTCGTAATATCAAGCCGAATAGCGCCAAGCAAATTACGCTCTGGACCAGCCGTCATTCTTGGCGTATACCGCATTTCAAGCCCAAGTAGACCAAGTCCAGCGATTGGTGCAGCATCGGTGCATGTAACGGCTAGGATTAATCCGTCCGCCGTATCAAGCAAGGTATTCTTGTTGATAACGCCGAATCCTGTCACCCGGAGATCATTAGCAACCGTAGTCCCAGCTTCAGCTGGAACCACAGTATCGAGCGCTGTAGCCGGCACCGCAATGACCGTAGCACCGGCTGTACCCGCACTGGTAGCTACATACTGATCGTACAGAATCTTCCACGTCACAGTACCAGTTGTAGCTGTAGAAGTATAGAACACCCTAAACCTGACTTGTTTCTTACGGTCAACGTCATACGGCATACCAATCAACGTAGATGCGCCGTCATTCTGAACGCTCGTTGCCAACTTAGCAACTAGCGATGACGCTACCGCAACTCCCACTGAAGTTGTCGATTGAAGCGAACGAAAGAATCCGCCGCCCGCCGCTGACTGAGCAACGCCTGTAAACGCATTCCACGGGATGTAGATGCGCTTTTCAATCCAGTCAATATTCTTATCTCTAATCACGTTTATCTCCTAGGCTATCAGCCACTGGCAGATTAGTTTGCGAAGACAACGAGAACTTTAGTCCCGTTGGCCGCACTAAGAGTACCGGCTTCCATAGACGCATTGGCGTTAAGGACGGTCTGAATAGAAAGCGCGGTATCGAATACAACCGGCTCCATAAACACAACCGACGCCGTTCTCGCTGTAGCCGCTGTACCGCCACCAACCACCACTAGAGACGCAAGAACATCCGTCGTACCAGGAGTAGGAGTATTGGTATTCGTCGCTTCCACAATCGCGTTAGCCGCCTGAGTAGCATTTGACCACGCCACCATGCCAAGCAGAAGTGCCGGCGTAGTGGAGATGTCAATATCCGCAGCACCGTTAATGGCGATACGGACTTTAACGTTCTTGGACGAATCAAGATCCGCACGAGTCGCAACGAGTTCAACCGCCTGAACGAACATCGCAACGCCCTGACTATCCGGAAACAGCGGAGTGATGCCGCCAATGCGATTCTCTTCCTGTGGGTCAGTCAGCAACCCTTCGATCAAGTTTTTGATAGCGCCCCAATTTCCGAGAGCCATTTGTTAACCCCTTTGTTATTGATTCTCCCCAAAACCTGCCGGGTGAGCCCCGTCTTCGCGAGGTGAGGGGATGTTAGATGCAATTGGATCATGCCGCCTGATCGGATTGTTAATCACGACAGACTTAAGCTGTTTCCCGTCTTTGTTAACGAAACCAAACTGCCGATCAGGCGTCAATGTCTCTCGTTCAATGAGTTCGAGAGGGTGAACCTCTGTGACTGAGACTGGACCGATCTCCATGCCCCACTCAGCGACGCCTAGCTTGTACTTCCCCATATACGACACGCCGTCCATCTTGTACATTGAATTGTGTACGACAATCCTTGCAATTCCCGGAGGCAGTGATACAGATTCCTTAATGACTAGGACTTGTCCACCAATCCAGGCGTCATAAGGAACCGGGTTACCTTCTTTATCTCTCACTCGGTTAACTACGACTACTTGATTGGCGAAGTCCATTACTTTGTCTCCTTAAGATATGTGATCGCCTGTTCCAGTATTCCAGGCGAGTTATGTGCCATTCCGATAAGTACGTTACATTGTCCACATAAAACGCCCCTAATTACCTTTGTATCATGGTCATGGTCTACATGCGTATTCCGTCCAGGCTCTAATAACTTCCGACAAATCTTACACATACCTTCTTGCTGCATAACTAACGCCTCAAATTCTGCTGGCGTTAGCCCGTACCTACGACGTAATTGCCCCCGGCGATCCATGTACTTAACTTTATCCGGATTCGCATAACGCCATGCTTTAGAACGCTCACGCCCATAAGCTGCATGCGTGGCGCGAAAGCGACGTTGATACTCCCTACGCCGTTCTCGGATAACCGTGAGTGCCTCTGGCGTATGCTCGCTATTAGGAACATACCGAGGTGACTCACGGATGCGCTTACTATCATACATCTTTTTAGCCGCTGGATCTTTAAATGGCATACTATCCTCCTAGTATATATACCGACCAGAAGGACCGAAACGTCAAATAAAGAATAGAATGCACGTCAAGTAGTTGATTTTATTCATCACTCGACATGGATGTTGGTTACTGTAACGTTGATACCATCCCACCTAACGCACTTATTAGGCGCATCAAGGAAGAAGTTATCATAAATGTAGAACAATCCAGTAGCCGTATGCGTTCCAGCCGCTGGGAGGAGCACTGATCCACCCCAATCCTCGAACTTACCCGGCACCACGGTGTAACGAACCAGCGTCGTGTCATCCAGACCAATCATCAACCCGTAAGGGAAGTTATAGTCCACGAGGATGTCAATACCGGCCCAAGTAACCGTCTTACCAAGCTGACCAGCACGAGTTCCAGCGTCCAGGTTAACGTTACCATTACCACCACTCACGCCAAGGTCATACCGCACGTCGCCTTCACGGAGCAGGAGGTACGCACGACGCACCGCTTGCTCACAGAGGAACTTGCTGATCCGACCACGGCCACGCGAGTACGCCACGTCAATACCCTGCTGAATGATGTCCGACGACAACGCACCGACCGAAGTGAACACGAACGACTTAACCACGTCCCACGTAGCCCGCGAGATACCGAAGTAGTCGGTGACATACGTCCCGTCATCAACCATTCCAAGCAATCCCATTGGAGCCTGCTGGTACGAAGTATCCGAAATGTCCGTCACAGTCGTAGAACCAGCACGAACCAGGATATCGTTTGCATCAAGGTCCGCAGTGTTCGTTCCGACAGTGATGTTAGCAAAGTTACCGGCTGGCGCAATGCCCGTCACCGTAAGCGGCGTGTTTGCAAGAATCGCACCGTTACGAATGGCAGCAATGATCTGACCAACCTGGAGGAACCTAGAACCGTTCGTCACGCCCGTTGGGAGCGCAACGCCCCCTGGAGCAAGAACACCAACGGTGGTCGCACTGGCCGCAGAACCGGACGCCAATGCAAGAATGTCCGCGCCATAGTGACACATAGCCTTGTTCCGAATGTCAACAAGGTTCTCAACCAAGTGGTCCATGATGTACGAAAGAGTCCGAACGAAGGAACCACGGTTGGTCTGCGCCTGGTCGATAGCCTCCTTGGTAATCTGGAAGCGGGCAGCAGACTTGCGGAAAGGAATCGTGTAGAACGCCGACTGCTCAGCAGCCGGGGTAGGAAGCTGGCGACCTTCACCAACGAAGCCAACGCCCGCGTGGTCACGACGAAGGTGGGCAGGAATAATCACGCGCCGGCCATCAGCCGACTCCGTGTCGCCCTCAGTAAACAGGTCGAGGGCAGTAGTTTCTGTGTGGACGAGTTCTGCAACATAGTCTTCGTACTCGTCCTTCAAGAGTGGATTGATTGCGGCAAGGTCCATCGCCACTGTTACATCTCCTAATTATGTGCTACTCGGCAATGCCGAGACTGCGGGGATTCTGCCACGCACATTTAATCTGTGCAATGTGGCCTTGGCTTCTTTAGCTTGCGCGCTTTCTTGAACTGTCCACGAAATTCCTCTCGCATGCTTTCCTGTGAAAGAATGAAATCGCGATACAGCAAGCACGAGCCTAGCCTGTAACTGTTTAATTACGAGGTAGTCAGCAATCTCCGTGAGAAGCTGAATGGCCTCGGCACCGTTCAAGTACCAGTGCCACTGGTCCTTTGCACGCGGATTCTTTTGGCGTTTAGGACAAACTTTTCCGCCAAAAACGCGGAGCAAGTAATCCGTAAGCGATTTAGAAACCGTCCCTACATTGATGCGCGGCACATAAGAAACAGTATTGTTGGCCGCGATACAAATAGCACCTTCACCATCAATGATACCGGCAATGTAAGCGCATTGAACCGGCGTCATTTGTTACTCATCATCCTTCGACATCGCTCTGTCAAAGAATCTGTTAACGGCTGCTTTGTGGAACTCCGCACGTCCCTTTGGAGTGCGAATGTCAGGCTTGTTCTCACCCTTACTATCACTCGTCGCTTGTGGTTGCGCTTTACCAAACGGCGGTGTCTTGGTCACATTCGCACGTTGGGTACGAGTCTGTTTCTCCCGCAACCGCTGTGCAATGTGTGGGCTCACCAGCGAGTTGAACACTTCGTCAATCACGTCAACATTCCCCGCTTTGAAGGCATCCGCCAGTTTAGGGTTAGCATTGATGACTTCGGTAATAGCCCGCTCAAATGGAAATACCATCTTGTTCATATCGGCGTCATTACCAGCTTTGAACCCAGCCTTTTGGGCCAGTTCCAATACCCGATTATGCGCCTGGACATTGATACCACCCAACTGATTCATCCATAAGTCTTGAACCGAATTGGTCATCCGATCAACGGCTTCCGGGTCAGCTTCCAACGCTTCAAGCAGCTTACGCACACCAGGAGGGCTAATACGCTTCAGGTCATCAAAGATGGCCTTATACTGCTTAGGGTCACCAACCGCGTCAGTGTCACCACTGACAGCTTTAACTACTTTGTCAATGACTGCCATCTGCTTCTTCATACTATCGGTGGCTTTCAACTGCTCACCCATTGAAGCAATGGTGGACTCTAGGCCGGCAATCTTCTCAGCCATTGGGTCAGGCTTCTCAACAGGCTTAGCCGTAAGCGGATTCCCTTGTGCGTCTAGTCCATATGGCGCATACGGGTTATGTTCCGGAACTACGGGTTTCTCAGGAACTGGAACAACGGGTACAACTGGTGTCTCTGCCATGTAAAGTTCTCCTTTTACGGTTTTAGCGGAACCGGAGAACTTACTAGGAGTTCCCCAATTAGCCGCCTGGGGAAGCGGTTATAGTCTAATAATTATCTTAGTTGCTCGCGTGCTTGTACTTCTCGCCCGCACCAAGCATCTCTTTCACGCTTGAGGGAGAAGTAGCCTTCTTGAACATCGGAGCCGCGTCACGTCCACGGCCTTCCTTAATGTCCTGCTTCCCGCGCTTACCAAAGCCCATCCCAGCACTCTTGTCGCCATTCTTAGCCATATTATCCTCTTTCAGAAGCGTAACCCCACGGTCATTCCGTGACGACTAGGCTTCTTTGCATTACTTCCCATTTCATCGGTCATTGAACTCAAGTCTTGCTGTTTTGTTGGCTTACTAGTCCTACCGCCCATGCCAGAAGCAATCCGCTTCCGTTTAGCTTTCTTGCTGCCAACATTCTCTTGCTCGTGCTGATACTGCTGACCGGGCGTCATTCGCGGCATTAGCTTTGACGACACTGCCAACGAAGCTGAGTGAAACTGGTAGCCGGTGCAGCAGCAACTACGTTATAAATCTTTGCAGCAGTATTGTCTCCCGAAGCAATCGCCTGGAAGTGATACTGTGCATCCACAATCGGGAAACCACACCGCGCACAAGCAGTCCTAGAATCTGAAGGAACGTACATCGTTGCCATCTTAGTATCCTCCACCTGGATTACCCGGATTCATTCCAACGGCCATTCCACCACGAGAGCGCTTAGGAGCAGGCTTGGAATCACCATTACCTTGTTGCTTCTTTTTCTTATTCTTAGTTGCGTAGAAAACCTGTTCGCCCTTATCCGCACCGTACGAATCTTGCATGGCAGACTTAGCTTTAGCCGCAGCACCAGGCTTACCACCAAACTGTGCGTTGTACTTACTCAGCGGCATGATTACTTCCCCTGCTTCTTATTTTTGTAAGAGTAAGGATAGCAGTATTTACGCAGCCACCAACCTGCATACACGAGTGCGACGGCAACGAGCGCGCTATACCAATGATACATTACGAAGACTCCTTTTGCGGGTTTTTATACCCGGCGTCTTTCTTAACTTCCGGCTTTCCGCCAGTCCAACCATCCTGCCTATGAGATTTATGAACTTCCTGTTTACCGTACCCACAATCAAGCGCGCCAGTCTTTGTCAGCTTCTCAGCCGCACTTGCTGCACTTTTGACGTATCCGGGCGTGCCAGATGGCATATTGTAACCAGGAACATTAACTCCGCTCGTTGGCCTTCCACGATCATCCCAGCGAACCTTAGCCTTACCCTCAGTCATCGCAGCCTTAGACGTGCGGGTAGAACCAGACTTATTATCTTCAGTCTTAACGGAAGGCTGACCGTGTGACCGTTTATAACCAGGATACTCCTTAGCCATTCTTAGCCTCTCCAGCGGTCCAACGACCGCGCTTCCAATTAAGTTCGATATACTGTCCAGGTTTAACAGGATCTTCGTCTTTAGCAAGCCACGCAGAAGGAGGTTGCATGTAGATCCCGCTCATACCAGATTCAATCCACGTCAAGAATACCCTAATGACTCTAGTATGCGTTACAGCGATAACAGGTAATTCATTAGTCAATGCTGCATGCGTAATCTTGTCAATTCCCAATTTAAGCCTATGCACGAATTCAGAGAATGACTCACCGTCTGGAGCCTTCTTACTTGGCTTGTTAACCAGAGTAGTTAGTTCCTTCCGGATTTCAGGGGTCACCGTAACCCCTGCTAGGCTTCCAACGTGCCACGGACGTAGTTCCTTCAACTTCTCTATTGGGGCGCTTAACTCAGCTTTAATAAAATCAGCCGTAGTCGTTGCACGCTCCAAATCAGAAGTGTAAATGCGAGATACGCGAACACGTTTCCCAAGAGCCTTAGCAACTTCAAGTGATTGCTCCTTACCGTGCTGGTCGAGCGGGATATCTTTCCAGCCCCGGATCATTTCCGGACTCGTATTCAACCTTGTCTCACCGTGACGGACGAGGATTATTTGGCTCACAAGCCTGGGCTACTCGGTCCTGCCCCACCAGTCATAGCCGCTTGTGGTGAAGGCGGTGAAGGCGCTTGCGGAACCATCATGCTCATCTGTTGGTCCTGCTTATGTTGGAGCATATGCTGGAACATAACGTTTTGCGCGGTATCCGGTAAAGCCTTAAACTCTTCCGTCAAACACAGTCTACGATGGGTGAGGAAGTGCAACGAATGTTCGTCAACCAACGGATGAACCATAATAGGCATCTGACTCATTGCCGTCTGAATAGCCTGCTGACCCTCTGGCGTATTAATTGCTGCACCCACTGTTGCTTGCGTGACTTGCTGAGCCCACTGCATGAAGTCAGCGTTCTCTTTATATGCAGCCTTCGTATCCTCTTCCACACCGGGTAACAGGTTACTCATTCCAACATCTTCCAGAATCTTAATCTTCTGGGCGGAATCTGCTATATTAAGGATTCCTGCTTGGGCCAGATACAGGTAAGTTTGGAGTTTTTGCGTCTGTGTCTTAGGCCGCGCTGAACCAGACTCAACCTGGATATCAACTCCGTCATCCCAATCGCTAGCCATAAACTCAGTAAACGTCCAACTCCCGATAGCATTCTTGACTGCGCGTACTCTTGGTGAATTGGCATTCTGTCTCCAGACTTCAAGGCTTATTCTGGCCAGATCCTCGTATCCCTCTTCAAGCTGATCAAATACCGTCGCCCAACGTCCAAAGCCCCTATCAGTAAGCTGCTGAACAGTTGAAGCAGGTGTACGGGTTCCGACTTGCCGGCCACGGATTGCGCTAAACGCACCAGACAATTCATCAAACGACTGGCGAATGTCCGTGATGTACTTAACGAGTGATTGCGGAGCCTCTGCCCCTGGGACGCGCTCCGGCTTAGATCCTGAAACCGGCGTATACTCGACTTGGATTCCAATTTCACCTGTAATCCTCGTAGGGTTGGAATTGGACGGGATTAACCACACCGGGTTAGCCATCCGTGCCATAATCAACGTAAAGAGTGATTCGGCTTTATTAAGCTGGTATTGTTTGGGCAATAGGTCATCTGCCGGGGTATATCCCCATGCACGACCACCAATCTCACCAAACTTAAAGTGAACCATCGGGTAGAACTTCTTCCCTGTAATCTTTCGACGCCAAGGATACGGCTCAACCTTCTCTAGAATCTTGCCCGCAGCAGTCATCACGATATACGCGCCATCTGGATATTCTTTATGATGCTTGATAAAGGCGCGGTAGACGGTAATACGATTCATCCGGTCCTGTGCACTCAGAGCACCAAGCGGAAGTGCGATTCCAGGACTTGCTAACGTAGCAGCGTTCTCTTTGAACATCTGACCAGTACCAGAGTATTCATAGTCTGCTTCCACGTCAATCGACCACTGCATGACAACCTGTTCCTTCGTATAAGATTCCACAAGTAGAAGGAACGGATTCTCTTCCAGTTCGTCAATCGCCGGATCAATGTAGACTTCAAACGGGGAATGGGTATCAAACCTAATTGATCCTCTAGGCATTTCAACGAACAGTGAATCAGAACTTGAAAGCATCGTGCTGCCGCACTGTGGGCACGAAGGCTTCTCAGCGTCAATCTCATCAGGCGGATACTGTGCACCGCACTGGTTGCACTTCTCGTACGGAACCTGGTCCATACCAGTCTCAGGCGAATTGTCCCAAATGCACTCAACGAACGCGTTGCCGGTTGGGATCAACCAGTCTAGCATGCGACGACGAGCTTTGCGGAACCCACCCTCTTCCAGAATTACTTGTAACTGCTGATCCGCCGTGGATGCCGCCGCAATTGCCTTGGGGTCATCCCGCATCGGCGTTCCAAGGAATCTAGGCTCGTGCTGAGCAATCGCTGACTTAACTGTATCAAGCGTAGCCCTAAATAGGTTAGTGATCGGCGTAGGCACGCTTGGCGAAAGCTTGCGTTGCCGCCACCTGCGAGCGTTGGTGTCATAAACAACCCACTGAACTCCTAAGTGGTATAGGATGTTTCCCCACCAATTTCGCTCGACCAGCCATCTACGTTTACTGAGGCGTTCTTTAAGCTCGCGTACGAGGGCTTGGTCAAGGTTGGTAGCTGGCGCGGCACCTTTACTAGTCTCACTCCTAGATGATTCCCGAGACGAGCCCTTACTAGCGCGCGTGGAGGAAACAATCTCAGAAGTTGGCACGGTGGCTCCTATGAAGCATTAGGTTGAGGTTCCAATTGATCTTCTATATTGCGAACGTCGGGAACCTCATCAGGCCCCGGTGTCATCCAGTCATCTTTCATATCGTTCCGTTCAGCGTACGGATCAGACTCTAACTCAAGTGCTGTAACCGGCCTACCACCAAGCATATTGCCCATCTGGTCAATGACCTTACGATAGTCTGATCTTAGTAACTCAAACTCCTCACGTAGACGCTCATGCGCGGTACGTTCCGCAGTGAGTTCCACCATAAGTACTTCGCGGGACTTATACGCTGGGTTAGTACGCTTCATCTTCCGCTTCCTTCAAATCATAAGTACGGTCAGCGAAGTCGTCCTGCCCTAATTCATCAACGCCCCAAGCAACCACAGACTCGTTACCTTTATACATCGGGAGGTTCTTACGGTACTCTTCCCAATGAATTTTAGAGCCACGATCTAGGCCTTCGGGGATATCAAATGCGTATCTCGTCTCACGCCGGTCCACAGCTACAACCTTTGTAGGGATCAACGAGAGTGCATATCCGCCGGCATCAACCGAGTGGAATCTAGCCTTAGCTGCGATTCGCATTGGTCTACCTTCAATGGACAACTGGCCCTTTAACCGATATGCTGGACCTTGTTCAAGTAGATGTTTACAGGTATCTGCTACAGTCAATCCGCGACGATGGGCGTTGATGAATAACATGACTCTTGCCCACTCGTCACCAGTTGAAGGGACTACGCTCAGTCCCGCACCGATGTACAAGTCTGCCACACTCAATTGGCCATACTTGCTGGACTTGATTCCGCTGGACCAACTTGTTTTGTCCATTACCTGTGCGCGCGGGTTCCACGGACCGTTCATCCCGTTAATTGCCTTAGCATGAAGTTCAGCATCTCTACCTTCAACCCAATACTCATTGAAGAAGTGAGGAGCGTTAGGCGCTACTCCATGATACTCTTCACGATCAGGGTTCACTGTAACCCACAGTGCGCACGTCACGCCAGTTGATCTTGCGGGGTCAATCCCAATCCACCGGGGCCAGTGACCGGGAATGTCAAATGTAGGAATCGTCTTAAAGTCCGGAATCAATCTACTTGCCGTAGCGTCCATCGTCGCAAATACCCAACGACGCTGTAACTCGGGAGCCAACATCATGTATTGGGCTCTAACGCCTTCATCCAAATGCGGGTTCTCAAGGGACGTACCACGAATCAATCTGCGCGATGCCCCAGCTGTAGGGCGTCCATGTGGCGGTTCCATTGTGAGGAAACGCCTACGAATCCAGTTATCGCCTTCATCGTTAGCGACGCCAATAACATGTCGTTCATTTGGCGGACATACACCTAAGCGACACCGCAGCAGAAGGATTTGATACACTTCAAACTCTATCTCTTCCAACTGATCTATGAACACGAATGAGTACTCAACGTTCTTGTGCCGATCAAGACTTTTGTCCAAATTACTAAAAAAGAATTCGGACCCGTTAGACATGCGAGCATAGTTTGTTCCTTCTCGCGAGTCCCATACTTTAGGCTTAACAAAAAATTGCTGAAGCCCTTTGTTTTTCACAATCTCAAAGAAAAGGTGCTTTGTACTTTTTAACATTTCGTCATAAGTAAACCGTGCAATCAATACGCGTGCACCAGGATACTTAGCAGCATGTCGTATAGCCGCAACACATGCAGCATACGTTTTTCCCGCGCCCATCCCGCCTACTGCTGCAATTTCAAATTCTTTTGCTAAGATCAGGTCCGGCTGCAAAGGGTGGTAATGTTCGCCTAAAAGATTACTAAGGCTAAGAACATCTTTCGAGATATTCTGCGGCGCTTCGGATACGTTTGACGTCATCTTTCATAATCCCGATAGCCATATTGCACGGGCGGCATAACAATCCACGAAACGCCCCTGTTTTATGGTTGTGATCATAATGTGGAGTCTTCTTGAAATGTTCTCCACAAATCCCGCATCCTTGCTCAAACAGTTTGACGTAGGTTTCAGTACTAACGTCGAATCCTTTGCGCCTATACTCTTTAAGATAGCAGGCATTACAAAGTCCGTATGCAAAATGCTTACGATCGGGGTGACACGTTGGAACAGTACGCTCACGCGGATACTTTCCTTGCGGCATTAAGTCCCAATCGACATACCGCCACTTGGCCGTTGCATCGGAGACTGTGGAGGTTGCACTAACCCGCGTGATGGAGACTCACGTAGGTCAGGTGACCCTCCACCAAGTACAGGGCTCACGTTGGTTCCAGGTAGTGAAGTTGGTTGTGTCGTCGATGGCGTAGGCTGCGCAACCAGTGGATTATTAGCCATAGCAGACTGATAGTCTTTCTGTTGCTGCTGCATTTGACGGTTTTGCATGGAACGTTGCTCAGATGCGTTATACATCTGTGCACCGACTCCAAGCATTCCAATCACCGCCGGAATAGCCGCTGCCATTGGCATATCTATACCCCTACCTGCATCCCACCAGATTGTTGATTACGCTTCATCGGATCTTCCGTTCCCATCAGTCCCGTCTGTCCGCCCTTCAGCATCTCCGTCAGTCCCGATACCAACGGATTCATTGGAGTCGTCGTTGCTGGTTGCGCTGGAGATTGAATCGACTGCATTGGATTCTGGGTTGTGGTCGTTGTCCGGGAGTACATTCCCGTCTGTGGTCGCTGTTGGTCCTGTCCCTGGCCCCCAAATGTGTCCTGACCCATTCCCCCCAGAAGTCCCGCTGCTGCCGTTGGCATCTAAGTCATCCTTAAAACCGCTTAATGCAGCGGTGGGTTTTTGATCTAGGTCACCAGGTTCAATTACCTTCAGCTTGATACATATGTCAGCGAATTCACTTACCGCACGAATACGTATTAACGGCTTCTCCGCGTCATCTCTAATGATCCTATTTAATACTGTTAGGTTCTCATAGAGATTAGACCGTAGTAGGTTGGCTACGGCCTTGGTTCCTTTAGCCGCAGAGACCAGCTTCTCATTTAATAGCGCGTCTACCTTGACATCCCATTTGTCCTTCATACACCAGTAACGAACGGCATTCTCGGTGACACCTAAAGCCATTGCGATAGCGCGGAAGCTTGGCTTGCGGCCTTGATTCTGATGACCCTGCAAGTAGGCTTCAAACGCTCTAATTCGTAAAGCCTGTTGTTCCCTGCTTTGAACCGGTTTCCCACCCGGCATTACTTACTCTATTGAATCGCCCGAAGGAGTAGGAATCTCGCATGCGGGGGCGCTGTCTACGAGGATACCTGGGCGGGTCTCCTTGCGGGCGATATCCTTACGAGCCTTGTTCAATCGTTGAGCAGCTTCAGAGTTACGCTTACGACGAATAACTGGAATCATATCCCCAATATATTCAATGCCAGTTTCAATGATCTTCCACGTAGCCACGAAGATAAGTGCTTCCTTCACGGTGTGCCAATCATTACCGGCAAACACTACTCATCAGCCTCTTCGTCGTAGCCGTACATCAATTGGTCAGATTGCCGCCAGACACCATCTTTGTCTGGAAGCATGATGTTGTTGTCGTTAACACTATTGTCATGTTCGTCAACTTTACGCTTACGTTGCTTGCCCACAGGTACACTTCATCCACTGACTAATTAGCTTCATACAATCAGCAGCGTGACTAACTTCAAACTTGATGCAGCATGTTGCACATTGGCCATAATTAGTGGAATACCAAGCATATGTTGGAGCAAGATCAACCATGCATTGATGACATATCCGTGCATCGTATATCGGTTGATGCTCCGAACATCTAACGAGCATCGCCACAGCATTCATATAATTACTGGTTCTGGACGTTAATCCCTACAGCCGCAGACGTGGCACTGTTACCAACATTATCCGTGGCAACAGCGGTAAGCGTGTGTTGACCATTCTTATAAATCTTCGTATCCAACATGAACCGATAACGACCGTCAACAGGAGTCGATGAGAACCCACGAGAGGTTCCATCCGTACGAAGCTCAACCTGTTTAACACCGTTTGCATCTTCGGCCCGCACTTTGACTTCAATGGTGTTGCTAACTGACGTACCATCACCCGGAGCCATAATCATGACCAGCGGGGGAGTAGTATCTGGTGCGGCAGGAGAAGAAGGCGGGGTAGGTTGCGGGCTTGGCCGTGGACGGCGCTGTGGTGCAGGCACCGGCTTAGGAAGCTCAACGATGTTCGTGTTAGCGGAACTGTACGAGAGCATATTACGCGCAGCTTCAACAGCAAACGCGTGGCTAACGTAAGCTTCCGCCGAATCAGCGACAGTCTTACCATTGTTGGCTTTGAGCCGCCAACGCCAAGTACCTTTATCGCCCATAGACTCGGTAGTTTGGTAGAGTTCAACTGTTCCTGCACCAGGACCACCGTTGGTAGCCTTTTGCAGCATCTTTGGACCAGCAGGCTTCTTAGGCGCAGATTTCTTAGCCATTTTAGGAGCAGCCTTTTTGGCAGCTTTCTTAGACTTACTAGCTTTCTTCGTATGATGCATAAGCGCCTTCCCTAATTATGTATTAGTTCTTGAACAGGCCACACACGAACTTAGTAGCCGCACTGAGTAGCATCTTCGCCGGCTCAGCCAACGCGAGTCCAACAGCGATCTTAGCAGATAATTCCAACCATTCCATTTAAGTATCTCCCTTTACTTCTTTAGAAATATAACAACTATAAGTACGGTTGTCGTGAAAGCATTAGCAATCATCCACCATTGGACGATATCAAGACTGTGCACGACATCTTTAC